ACTATAGAGACAAAAGAATTTACTTTGGAGTACAAAAATGAAGTTTATACAAAATAATGATGATGGTGCATGTGATATTATTTTTTCAGACAATGAAGTTGAGATAATAAAAAACAAAAAAAAGTTAGTTTTAACTGCAGAAACCTTAAGACACTTTGGTAATACTCTGGTTGGAATGGTGTCCAATTGGAACTTAAAATTCAATGAGGAATTACAGAAAAAACAAACCTTTACTAATACAAAAATTGAGGGCACCTCCGATATAGAAGATAAGCAGTGATTATGGTATAATAAGCCATGCCTTTAACAAACATACAAATAGCACCAGGCTTTAATAAACAAGTCACAGAGACCGGAGCAGAAGGTCAATGGACTGATGGAGATTTTGTAAGATTTAGATATGGTTCTCCTGAAAAAGTTGGTGGATGGGAACAAATTACATCTGATACTTTGGTTGGAGCCGTAAGAAAACAATTAGTTTGGGCTGATTTAGATGGAAGAAAATACGCAGCTTTAGGAACTAACAAAGCTTTATTTATTTATTATGAGGGTGCTTTTTACGATATCACTCCCCTTAACACAGCTGTAACTGGATGTACCTTTGATACTAGTAATACTTCAGCAACAGTTACTGTCAATAAATCTGGACATGGATTAGAAGTTGCTGATTTATTTACTTTTACATCTGTAACACCTCCTACAGGTGCAGGGTATGTTGCTTCTGATTTTGAAACAAATACATTTGAAGTTATTACTTCTTCAGCAAACAGTTTTACAATAACTATGGCATCGGCTGCATCAGGAAGCACATCGGGCACTGGATCAGCTACAGTAAACCCATACATCAAACCAGGACCACTAAATGCAACAGCAGGTTATGGTTGGGGAACAGGTACCTGGGGAAGAGGAACGTGGGGATCTGCGTCTTCTACTAGTAACGTTATAGTTGATCCCGCTTCTTGGTCGATAGATAATTTTGGTCAAATAATGATAGCTACAATTAAAAATGGAAAAACTTTTTCTTGGAGTCCTTTAAACACAAGCGCAAACGCTTTGACTACAAGGGCAACTTTAATCAGTGGAGCACCAACAAGATCTGTAATGTCAATTGTTTCTGACAGAGACAGACATTTAGTTATTCTTGGAACTGAAACAACAATAGGGTCAACTACTACACAAGACAAAATGTTTATAAGATTTTCTGATCAAGAGTCTTTGAGTGATTATACACCTACTTCAGTTAATACAGCGGGAACATTTAGACTAGACTCAGGAGTTAAAATTGTAGGAGCAGCAAAAGGTAAAGATTATATTTTAATTTTAACAGATACATCTGCTTATGTTATGCAATTTGTTGGACCACCTTTTACTTTTTCTATTAGACAAGTTGGAAGTAACTGTGGGTTAATTGGTCAACACGCTTTACATTATGTTAATGGAAGGGTTTGGTGGATGGGACAAGCAGGTGGTTTCTTTGTATATGACGGAACAGTTAAATCAGTTCCATGTTTAGTTGAAGATTTTGTATTTACAAATACAGGAAATAATCTTGGAATTAACTATAGTGCAGGAGAACAAGTATATGCAGGTCTTAATCATTTATATGAAGAAATAAATTGGTTCTATCCTAAAAATGGTTCTGAATTGGTTGATAGAGTAGTTACATATAATTATACAGAGAACGCTTGGACAACAGGTTCTTTAGCGAGAACTTCTTTTCACGACTCAACTTTATATGATAACCCCTACGCAACAGAGTTTAACAGCACAGGAGTACCAACATTTCCAACTATTCAAGGGGTTACAAATACAAACGGTGCATCTACATATTATGCTCATGAAATTGGTGTAGACCAAGTCGATAGTGCTGGTAATAAAACAGCAATACCTGCATTTATACAATCTGGTGATTTTGATTTAAGCGTAGGTGGTGACGGAGAGTTTTTTATGAGTATGAGAAGATTTATTCCTGATTTTAAAAGACTGGTGGGTAATGCACAAATTACTATAAACTTAAGAAATTACCCAACAAGCACAGCATCTAGCTCACCATTAGGACCATTTACAATTACAAGCTCTACTGATAAAGTAGATACACGTGCTAGATCGAGATTTGCAAGTGTGAAAGTAGCTAACCTTTCAACAGATCAAAGTTGGAGATATGGTACTTTTAGAGCTGACGTACAACCAGATGGAATGAGAGGATAATGGACCCTATTACACAAAGAATTTTAGATCAACAAAGAGCGCTAGCAGAAGATCCTAACTTTAGTGGCTATCAACCATCTCCTGTGGATGGAATTGCGGCTCTGAATACAACACCCGTGAACCAAGATATTATGTTTCAGGATAATTTAGTACAAGAAAATCCACCAATTGATATGAAAGGAATGGCAATCAATGTTGGTAAAAAAATAGCAACAGATTACGCCATCAAAAAATTAGGACTCGAAGGACTTAAAGGGAATTTATTAAAAAGTGCAGTCGGTTCAAATCTTATGGGTTTTAACAATCCTCTTTCTGCAGCTTTTACAGTAGGTTCTTTACTACCAGATTCAGTAAAAGGAATTGCAGGTTTATTGAGAGGTAAGAGAGTAGAAAAAGCAATTGCTAGAGATATCATTGCAGATAGTCAAGGATCTAAAGACACTACCATTTCACCTAAAATTACAAATATGCAACCTTCTGCTAAAGACATAGCTATGGGAGCTGGAGGAAAACCTTCTAAAACAACTCCTGCACCATCCAAAACATATAGTAGTCCTGCATATGGTGGTGGACCAGGTGGAATACATTCAGGATATTAATAATGGCTAGAGTTGATATAATAATACCTGAACCAACTTCTCAATATACAGAAGAAAACCAAAGACAAGTAACTCAGTCTTTACGAACTATGCAAGATAAGCTAAATACATCTTATCAACAAGAACTTAAAAATGAACAGGATGCTTTTAATTATTTTTTGTCATGACAATTAGATATAAAAATCAAGGTTATAAACAAGCAAGCACAGGTAAGACTACGGTTTTTACATGTCCTAGTGATGCAACTGTAATTGTTAAAAGTGTTTATTGTGCAAACAATGATGCATCTTCAGCTGTTTTAGTTAATATGAATTTAGTTGACTCGTCTGACTCAAGTACAGAGTACGAATTTTTTAGAGATGATCTAGCTGCTAAATCACAGGTTAATGCTACACCTCAAGGTTTAAATTTAGAAGCCGGTGATGCAATTACAGTTCAAGCAGCTACAGGGAGTAATACAATACAAGGTGCAATTAGTTACGCTCTCATAGATAGATCACAAGAAAATGGCTAAGATAAACATTTTTACTGATAGTATTGTAATAGATTCTTTATTTCATAATAAATTAGATGATGAAATACTTAAAGAATTGAATGACAAAAAACAAGACGGTTTAGGAGTTGTAAGATCAAATCAAAAAGGTTTTCAAACTGAACCTATAAGTAACAAAATAATTTGCGAATGTATTTTACAAAAATCAGTTTACTTAATTTATAAATATTTTAATGTAAAACCTAATCTTAAATATAGTCTAGCTAATTTATGGATTAATGAAAACTATAAAAATTCATTTAACGTTCCACACAATCATCCCGACAGTAGTTTTTCAGGGGCTTACTACGTAGAAACAAAAAGAAACGGAGGTGAATTAGTTTTTTTAAAAAATGATAAGTCAGGACCAATGGCTGTAAATGAAGATATATCAAATGAATTTTGTAATACTTATAAAATACAACCTCTTAAAAATCAAATAATACTATTTCCTTCTAATTTGGAACATATGGTTTATCCTCATTTTGAAGAATCATCTAGAATTTCAATATCTTTTAATATAAATGTAAAACCATAAATGAAAATACAAGTTATAGATAATTTTTTTGATGACTATTATAGAATAGAACCAGAAATAAAAAAAATAAAACTATACAACAATCAAGATTTTAATAATACTTTTAAGGTAACTCAACAATGGCCTGGATTTAGAAGTGAAAGTATACATACCTATAATCCAATTTTATTTCATCTTTTTATAAAGGAATTTAAAGAAAAGTTTTCTTGGCAAATACCTTTTGCACTTGAGTTATATTTACATTTACGACTAAAAGAAGATCAAGTTAAAGATTGGATTCACAAGGATGAAGGTGTTCAACTTGGTATACTTGTTTACTTAAACGATAATTTAGAATCAGGAACAAATTTTTATCAAGATAATTCTGAAACACCTTGTGCAACGATTAATATGGTAAAAAATAGAGCTGTTTTGTTTGACTCACAAACAAATCATAAATCTATGATGAACTTTGGAAATGGTCTAGAAGATGGTAGACTCACTTTAAATGGATTTATAAACTTTTAATAATGGCTAGAAAATTTAAAGATTATGTAGAGAGACCAAAACCTAGGAAACGTCCTGGTCGACATAAAAAAAGACTTAACAAAAATGAAAAAAGAGATTATAAACCATACAACAAACAAGGAAGAAAACAATGAGCGATCTCGTGAAAATACCTGCAGAAGCAAAAGAGATTATCAAACACAAAAGAACAGGACAGGTGTATGCTACTAAAGCTGATTTTGATGCTGATGTTGCTAATCCCAATACTGATACTACTGTGGATGATTTCAGACAAGACCTTGAAATAAAGGTAACTAAAGTTTCTATGGGTGCTAAAACAAAAGAATAATTCTCTAAATGAAATTTATTGGTTTAAGACTAGATGATCATGATTCATCTATAACTTATACCAACGGCACCAAAGTAAATTATTATAAGCCAGAAAGAGAAAACCAAATAAAACATTTTGGTTACTCTAATCTTATAGATTGGGCTTCTACTTCAAAAAGACTAAACTTTAAATTGGACGAGTTAGATGCTGTGTGCATTGTTTTAGATAGTTTCGCACATCCTTATCTTCCAAAAGAAAAAGAAGATAAATTATTTGATATAATTGATATACCCTATAGTCCTTTCACTGAACTAAAATGTCCTGTTTTTAGAATAGACCACCACTACGCACATAGCTTATCTTCGTGGATGCTAACAAACTCGAAAGATAATTTTACTCTTGATGGGTTAGGAGACTCGAATAGAGGTATTAGTATTTTTAAAAACAATATAAACAAAAAAAATTATACTGTTGATGAAATAAATCCTTTAGGACATTTTTTATATAATCTTGCAAAAACATTTGAAATCAAAGGACACCCAGAAGATATTTTTGGAAAAGTAATGGCGCTACAATCTTTTGGAAAATTAGATTCTACCTATTGGAATATTATTAAAAACTATGATTATAAGGATTTTAATATAGTTGCAAATTTTGATAATTATTTTAAGACACAAGGAAGTCTAATCGCTAGTCAATTAAACTTGATAAACTATTTAAAAACAATTCATCATTTTGTCGAAAATAAAATACCTGATTTTTTCTCCCAATTTGTAGAAAGTGATACTGAGTTTTCTTATACTGGAGGAGTTGCACATAATATTTGCGTAAATACTTCACTTAAAAAAAGATTTCCTAATATGATAATACCTCCGCATTGTTCTGATGAAGGGTTAACGTTGGGTTGTGTTGAATTTTTAAGAAGACATTTTGAACAACCTTTTTTTTCTAAAGATAACTTTCCGTTTTGGCAGAGTGACCAAGCTCCAGAGGATACGCCTTCGGACAAAATTATAAATTCAATAGCAGAAGAATTAGCAAAAGGTAAAATTGTTGGGTGGTATCAAGGGAATGGGGAGATTGGTCCAAGAGCTTTAGGTAATAGATCTATCTTAATGAGTCCTGAAGTAACCAATGGAAAGCATATATTAAATGAAAAAATAAAACATCGTGAAGATTA